ATGAACTCATCCGTACGCAAGACGGACTCGTCGAGGGTTATGCCATCGACCTGGACGCCGCCAGAACTGAGATCGGGCGCCGCCTGGCTTGCCTCAAAACCTCAGCCTCAGATTGAAGAGTTTCTGGGCGATCTCGATGACAATGCCTTGATGGCATTGCCCTACCTGTTTGATTTCTGGGCGTTGGAGCATCAGCTGCCGCCTGCGGGCCAATGGAAAACATGGGTGATCCTTGGGGGCCGTGGGGCAGGGAAAACCCGCGCCGGGGCGGAATGGATCAGGAGCGAAGTTGAAGGCGCCCGCCCACTGGATCCGGGCCGCTCTAAACGCGTGGCTTTGGTTGCGGAAACCTACGATCAGGCCCGCGATGTGATGATCTTTGGCGACAGCGGATTGATGGCCTGTTCGCCACCGGATCGCCGTCCGAAGTGGGAGGCGACAAAGCGCCGTCTGGTCTGGCCAAACGGGGCGGTGGCGCAGGCTTATTCAGCCAGTGACCCGGAGGCTTTGCGGGGGCCGCAATTTGATTGTGCCTGGGTTGACGAGTTGGCCAAGTGGAAGAAGGCCGAAGCGACGTGGGATATGTTGCAGTTTGGTCTGCGTCTGGGGGAGGAGCCGCGCCAGGTGGTGACGACAACGCCGCAGAACATCAAGGTGCTGCGTGATATTCTGGCGCGGCCCAGCAGCGTGATGACCAAGGCAGCGACAACGGCGAACCGTGCGTTTCTGGCGAAGTCCTTTCTGGATGAAATTCTGGAGAAATATGCCGGCACCCGCCTGGGACGCCAAGAGATCGAAGGCGAATTGCTGAGCGATCGGCAAGGGGCTTTGTGGAGCGCTGCGGGGCTGGAGACCGTTGTAGTGCGGGATGTCCCGGCGCTTGATCGTATCGTTGTGGCGGTTGATCCGCCGGTGACGGGCCATGCGGCGTCGGATGATTGCGGGATAATCGTGGCCGGGGTCAAATCCACGGGGCCACCGACAGATTGGCAGGCCTATGTCCTTGCCGATGAAAGTGTCGCGGGCGCATCGCCGCAAACCTGGGCAGAAGCTGCGATTGCGGCCTATCACACTTATGGTGCTGATCGTTTGGTTGCCGAGGTCAATCAGGGCGGCGATCTGGTGGAAACCGTGATCCGGCAGGCTGATCCGCTGGTGTCCTACAGGGCGGTTCGCGCTTCTCGTGGGAAAGCTGCACGGGCAGAGCCGGTAGCGGCGCTTTACGAGCAGGGCCGGGTGAAACACCGGCCGGGACTTGGGGCTCTGGAAGCGCAGATGGGCGAGATGACGGCGCGGGGGTTTCAGGGCAAAGGCAGCCCGGACCGCGTTGATGCCTTGGTCTGGGCCTTGAGCGATCTGATGATCAATCCCGCGGCGCAGTTCCGTGCCCCAAGATTGCGCAGCCTTTAACATATTGAATCACAATTAATTTTTCGGGTTTAACCCGATTTGCCCGAGCGAAGGGAGCATGAGACATGGCGTTGAGTTTTCTAAAAAAGGGGGGCGAGGCTGTGCCCGAGAAAAAGGCGTCGGCCTCTGGTCCGGTGATTGCTTTTCATGGGGCCGGGCGTGTGGCCTGGTCGGCGCGGGATACGGCCTCCTTGATGAAAACCGGCTTTGCGGGCAATCCGGTGGGGTTTCGGTCCGTCAAGATGATCGCAGAAGCGGCGGCGGCTTTGCCGGTGGTTTTTCAGTCTGCCGAGCGGCGCTATGAAGAACATCCGCTTGTGGAATTGATGGCGCGGCCGAATCCATCCCAAGGGCGTGCAGACCTGCTGGAAGCGTTGTTTGGGCAGTTATTGCTGAGCGGCAATGCCTATGTGGAGGCGGTGGCCGCCGAGGAAGGACTGCCGGTGGAATTGCATGTCTTGCGCTCGGACCGGATGCAGGTGGTGCCTGGCCGGGATGGCTGGCCGGTTGGGTTTGAATACCGGATCGGTGCTAAAAAGCACCGCTTTGCGGCAAGCGGGGCGCTGACGCCGATCTGTCACATCCGCAATTTCCACCCGCAGGATGACCACTACGGGCTGTCGCCAATGCAGGCGGCGGCCTGTGCGGTGGATGTGCATTCGGCAGCGGCGCGTTGGTCCAAGGCTTTGTTGGATAATGCTGCGCGACCCTCCGGGGCACTGGTCTACAAGGGAAGCGACGGACAGGGGCAATTGGCCAAGGATCAATATGATCGTTTGCTTGATGAAATGTCGTCATACCATGCTGGTGCCGCCAATGCGGGGCGTCCGATGTTGCTGGAAGGCGGTCTCGATTGGAAGCCGATGGGCTTTTCGCCCTCGGACATGGAATTCCAGAAAACCAAGGAAAGCGCGGCGCGTGATATTGCGTTGGCCTTTGGGGTGCCGCCGATGCTGCTGGGTCTGCCCGGCGATGCGACCTATGCGAATTATCAGGAGGCGCACCGGGCGTTTTATCGCCTGACGGTGCTGCCGCTGGCGCAAAAGGTGCTGGCGAGCCTTTCGCATTGGCTTGCGGCCTATGGCGGGGAAATGGTTGAAATCGCCCCGGATCTGGATCGCATCCCGGCCTTGTCGGCGGAGCGGGATGCGCAGTGGACGCGCGTGAGAGAAGCGGATTTTCTGAGCGTGGACGAAAAGCGGCGTCTTTTGGGCTTGCCGTCGCTCACGGATGAGTGAGCCGAGGCAGCGCAGTGGATCGCGCTTTTTGTACGAACCGTTTGACCGGGCGTCGGCCAGAATTGAAACCCATGAACGCGTTACCGAAGAGCGGTGGACAGCGCTGGAGCGACGCCTGACGGCAATCGAGTCCATGTTGGAACGGCTTGAAAAACGCCTCTGGCTTGCGGTTTACGGCGTGGTTGGATTCATCGTGAGCCAGGGCATTATCGCGCTGGTGAATTTCGCCCCAAATTGAGGAATATCAATATGTTAGAAGCAAAGCAATCTGCGGGTCTGGAGACCAAGTTCACCGCGTTTTCCGACGGTGTTCAACTTGATGATGGGCAGGTGATCAAGGGATATGCCTCGGTTTTTGGCACGCCCGATCAGGGGGGAGATGTTGTCCAGAAGGGGGCCTATAGCGCGGCGCTGAAGGCTTTGGCGGCACGTGGCGGACGGGTCAAGATGCTCTGGCAGCATGACCCCAGGAACCCGATCGGCGTCTGGGATGAAATTTTCGAGGATGAGGCCGGCCTTTATGTGAAGGGACGTCTTTTGGCGGACATCCGACAAGGCGCAGAGGCGCTGTCGTTGATCCGTGCCGGAGCCATTGACGGGCTTTCGATCGGATACCGCACCAAACGGGCGGAAAAGAATGCTGGGGGCCAACGGCTCTTGCATGAGCTGGAACTGTGGGAAGTGTCGATTGTGACATTCCCCATGCTTTCGGATGCACGGGTGGATTCAAAGGCTGAGGCGGATGCCGACGCTTTGGATCTGGTGCAGGACCTGGCGGCGGTTTTTACCAAGGCCCGGGCCATGCTGGCGGATGACCGCGAGCACTAGAGTTCATCGAAAACAGGAAGATTTGATGCACAAAACTGAAACCAAGATGCAGGCCTCCGAGCTTGCATCAGGAATGAACCCGGCCCAGGAGGTAAAATCTGCCATGGCTGGATTTTTGAATGATTTCAATACTTTTCAGGCGGAAATTAAGAACCGCCTCCAAAAACAGGAAACCCGTTTGACCATGATTGATCGTAAATCTGTTGCCCCTTTCCAGCGTCCTGCCTTGTCGGCAAGTGCTGAAACCGACCTGTCGCACAAACATGCTTTTGCGTCTTATCTGCGCACCGGTGATGACGATGCCATGCGCGGCCTTGACCTGGAGGAAAAGGCGCTGTCGACGTCGGTTGCTGCCGACGGCGGCTATCTGGTTGACCCTGTGACTTCGGACACGGTTGCCAGCGTTCTGAAAAATGCCGCCTCGATCCGCTCTGTCGCCAATGTGGTGTCGGTTGAGTCTACGTCTTTTGATGTTTTGATTGACCACGCTGAAATCGGTGCGGGCTGGGCTTCTGAAACCGGGGCGCAAGCAGAGACTGATACGCCGCAGATCGAGCGGATTTCGATCCCTCTGCATGAATTGTCGGCATTGCCCAAAGCCTCCCAACGGTTGTTGGATGACAGTGCGTTTGACATTGAAGGCTGGGTGGCGAACCGCATTGCGGACAAGTTCGCGCGGGCCGAAGCGGCGGCCTTTGTTTCGGGCGATGGTGTGGACAAGCCAACCGGTTTTCTGACCTATGGCTCGGCGCCTTCGGAGACGGCGGTTTGGGGTGAAATCGGTCATGTCCTGACCGGCGCGGATGGTGACTTCGACGCGACCAACCCTGCTGATGCGATTGTTGATCTGGTTTATGCGCTTGGGGCGCGTTACCGCGCGAATGCATCTTTTGTGATGAATTCCAAAACGGCAGGGGCTGTGCGCAAGATGAAGGACGCGGATGGCCGTTTCCTTTGGTCTGACGGTCTTGCCGCGGGTGAGCCTGCGCGTCTGATGGGCTATCCGGTGCTGATTTCCGAGGACATGCCGGATATCGCCTCCTGGTCGCCTGCAATTGCTTTTGGTGACTTTGCCTCGGGCTATACGATTGCCGAGCGTCCGGACCTGCGCATTCTGCGCGATCCGTTCAGCGCCAAGCCACATGTGCTGTTTTATGCAACCAAGCGTGTTGGCGGCGATGTGAGCGACTTTAACGCCATCAAGGTGCTGAAATTCGCAACGGTCTAAGGGCCTCCCTGAACCCAAGCGATGGCAGGTGCGGTTGAGGCCGGACCTGTCTCTGCGCGTGCGCTTTGTTGTCTAGCTGCTCCCTCTCCGTCCGAGCGATGAGGCGCACGCGCGGTTTTCCCATCTGGACGGACGAAAATTAGGAAGAAAACCATGATGTTATCCGAGGTTGCTCCGGTATCAGGGGTGGATTTGCCGATCCGAGAGTTTGCAGATCATCTGCATCTTGGCAGCGGGTTTGCCGATGATGGTAGTCAGGATCAGATGCTGGAGACCTTTTTGCGTGCAGCAATTGGTGCTGTTGAAACGCGGATCGGCAAGGCGTTGTTGAGCCGTCAGTTTGAATATGACGTCACACGGTGGCGCGATGGATGGCGCGAGGTTTTGCCAGTAGCGCCGGTGATTTCGGTCGATGTGGTTAAGACGGTCGATGCTTTGGGTGCGGAAACCCTTCTGGGACCGGAGGAATACCGATTGGTGCGCGATGGACAGCGCCCCTGTTTGCAGGCGGTGCAGGGTGGTTTTCCGTCGATCCCGCTAGGAGGTAACGGTGTGGTCCTGTTCACTGCCGGTTATGGGGCGGCCTGGACGGATGTGGCGGTTGCGCTGCGCCATGCGGTGATCCTGTTGGCGGCGCATTATTACGAAAACCGGACGGCGCTTTCGTCGGACCATACGTTGATGCCCTTTGGGGTGTTGGCGCTGCTCGATTCGCATCGGGATTTCCGCCTGGGTGGGCAAACGCTATGAGCGCACTTGTTTTTAACCGGCGTCTTTTCTTGGAAGAAAAACAAAAGCTTGCCGATGGCGCCGGAGGATATAGCGAAAGCTGGGTCGTGCTTGGCACCCATTGGGGGGCGATCCGGGCTGACCGGGGGCGGGTGCGTGGCAGCGGCGGGGTCGAGGTGTCGACCGTGCCCTACCGTATTGTGGTGCGGGCGGCGGCGGTTGATAGCCCGGCGCGTCCCAAACCCGGCCAGCGATTTCGCGATGACACAAGAATCTTCAGCGTTGAGGCAGTGGCCGACAACGTGCCGGGGCCACTTTTTGTGACCTGCTACACAAAAGAGGAGATTGCGGCATGAGCTATGGTGTGGCGCAGGCGTTGCAGGCGGCCGTTTTTGCGGCGGTTTCAGGCGATCCGGTGGTGCAATCGCTGGTCGGCGGAGACGTTTTTGATGCCTTGCCGGGCGGGGTTTTGCCGGTGACTTATGTGCTGTTGGGCGATGAAAACGTAACCGCGCAGGGGGATTCCACGGGCGAGGGAGCGCGGCATGATTTACTTTTGAGCGTGATTTCTGATGCCGCTGGATTTGCCCAGGCAAAGGACCTGGCGGCGGCGATTTCGGATGTTTTGGTGGATGCCAATCTGACCCTTTCGCGGGGCAACCTGACCTCTTTGAGCTTTCTGAAAGCGAAGGCCCGCCGGGGAACGGGTGTGAATTCGCGGCGCATTGATATGTGGTTTCGCGCGCGGACTGACGACTTTTAAATTATTGATAAAAAGGAATTTTCCATGAGTGTTCAAAAGGGCAAGGATCTGCTGATCAAACTGGATCTTACGGGCTCCGGTGGATTTGAAACCGTCGCCGGTCTGCGGGCCAGCCGGATCACGTTCAACGCCGAAGCGGTTGATGTAACAACGCTGGAAAGCACCGGGGGCTGGCGCGAGTTGCTGGGCGGTGCTGGGGTGAGATCAGCGGCGATTTCTGGCTCCGGGGTATTTCGCGATGCGGATACGGATGAAAGGGCGCGGCTGATTTTCTTCAACGGGGAAGTGCCGGAATTTCAGGTGATCATCCCGGATTTCGGAATTGTCGAGGGGCCGTTTCAAATCACTTCGATTGAATATGCCGGCAATCACGACGGCGAGGCGACCTACGAGCTTGCTATGGCCTCGGCCGGGGCGCTGACCTTCACGGCGATCTGATGGAAAATCCTTACCGGGGCGAGGTTTTGCTGGTGCTGAATGGCGTCACGCATTTCCTGAAACTGACGCTTGGTGCGTTGGCGGAGTTGGAAACGGCGCTGGAGACGGACTCGTTACTTGATCTGGTCGAGCGCTTTGAAAGCGGGCGATTTTCCAGTGCGGATCTTTTGCATTTGCTGGCAGCGGGATTGCGCGGTGGCGGCTGGAAGGGTGAATTGCCCGACCTGCTGTCGGCGGAGATCGAAGGCGGTCCGGTGGGTGCCGCCAGGATTGCCGCGCGGCTTTTGGCGGTTTCATTCAGCGTAGATCATGACGCGGATTGACTGGCCGGGGCTTATGCGGGCGGGCATTGGCGGTCTGAAGCTGTTGCCAGCTGATTTCTGGGCGCTGACGCCCGCTGAATTGAGCCTGTTGCTGGGGCTTGATGCCGAAGGACCGTCTGTTTTGAACCGGTCGCGACTGGAAGAGTTGAGCAGACTTTATCCTGATAAATCAACGGAATGGAGGGAAGATGGCTAGTATTCGAGATGAGTTGGACCTGTTGGAAAGCGACATTGGCGGGCTGGAGGCCTCGATCAATTCGGCGCGGACGGTTTCGGGGGCTTTTCAAAGCGAGCTGCAAGCGATGGAAAGCACGCTTGGGGCCGCGGGGCGGCAAGTCGATGGGTTGTCACGATCTATCGGTTTGGGGCTGCGCAAGGCCTTTGACGGGTTGGTTTTTGACGGAGCGCGTCTGTCGGATGCGTTGCGCACCTTGGGCCGCTCGATGGTGAATTCGGCGCTGACCCAGGCTTTGAAACCGGTGCAGAACGCCCTGGGCGGGCTGATTTCGGATGGGTTGCAGTCGTTGGTTGGCGGTGTTTTGCCGTTTGAAAACGGTGCGGCTTTTTCATCCGGCAAAGTGACACCGTTTGCGCGGGGCGGTGTTGTGTCCAGCCCGACGAATTTTCCCATGCGCGGCGGCATGGGGTTGATGGGCGAAGCGGGGCCGGAGGCGATCATGCCTTTGACGCGGGGCGCTGATGGCAAGCTTGGGGTGCGTGCCGAAGGCGGGGGTCGCGCGATCAACGTGACCATGCATGTAAGCGCGCCGGATGCCGAGAGTTTTCGCCGTTCGCGTAGCCAGATCGCCGCTGAGATGAACCGTGCAATCGCGCGGGGCTCGCGCAACACCTGAGGGGTGAAAAGATGAATTTCCACGAAATCAGATTTCCCGCCAGCCTGAGTTTCGGCTCGGTCGGTGGCCCGGAAAGGCGTACTGAGATCGTCGCGCTGGCCAACGGGTTTGAGGAGCGAAACAGCCCCTGGGCGGATTCGCGGCGGCGCTATGATGCGGGGGTCGGAATGCGTGCCCTTGACGACATCGAAACGCTGATCGCCTTTTTCGAGGCGCGTCATGGCCAGCTTTATGGGTTTCGTTGGAAAGACTGGACAGATTTCAAATCCTGTGCGCCGTCGAAAGAGGTGACATTTCTGGATCAGCAGATCGGAAGTGGTGATGGTGAAACCACTGCATTTCAACTGATCAAAGCGTATAAATCTGGGGTTTCCGGTTATCAAAGGCGGATTTCAAAGCCGGTTGAAGGCAGCGTTTTGCTGGCGGTTGCTGATGATCAACTGTTTGAAACGGTGCATTTTTCCGTGGATTACGAGACCGGCTTTGTCACCTTCGACGACCCGCCGGATGCGGGCGCGGAGATCTACGCCGGCTTTGAATTTGATGTGCCGGTTCGCTTTGACACTGACCGATTGGAAATGTCGATGCAGAGGTTTTCTGCGGGCGAGATCCCGAATGTTCCGGTGGTTGAGGTACGGGTCTGATGCGGGTGGTTGATGAAGATCTGGCCGCTCATTTTGCCAGTGGGGCGACTTCGATTTGTCGTTGCTGGAAAATAACCCGGCGCGATGGCGTTTTGATGGGGTTTACCGATCACGACCGGAATCTCAGCTTTGACGGTGTGATTTTCCGCGCGGAAAGCGGCTTGGACGCGGCGGCTGTTCAATCCTCCACGGGGTTATCGGTCGATAATTCGGCTGCGATTGGCGTGCTGAGCGACCTTGGACTTGATGAGGGTGATATTCGTGCCGGTCGCTTTGATGGTGCAGAGATTTGCGCCTTTCTGGTGAATTGGGCGGCCCCGGCGCAACGTTTGTTGCAGTTTCGCGGCTCGATCGGGGAAATTCGCCGCTCGGGCGGTGTTTTTGAAGCGGAGGTTCGCGGGCTGACCGAGGCGCTGAACCAACCGCAGGGTCGGGCCTTTCATCGGCAATGTTCAGCGGTCTTGGGCGATGCCGCCTGTGGGGTTGATCTGGAGTTGCCGGGCTTTTTTGCGGATGTCGCCCTTCCTGGGGGACGGGGGCGTTTTGTGGTCGAAGGCCTTGGGGATTTCGAACCCGGATGGTTTGAGCGCGGTCGGTTGGTGCTTGGCGACGGGCCCTTTGCGGGGCTTTTTCGAATGGTGAAAAGTGACCGCTTCGAGGCTGGTTCGCGGGTGCTGACGCTTTGGGAGCCGTTCACGCAAACCTTGGCGGAAAACACCTCTGCGCGGGTTTTCGCAGGTTGCGACAAGAGCGCGGACACCTGTCGGCTGAAGTTTCATAACTTTCTGAATTTCAGGGGATTTCCCCATATTCCCGGCGAAGATTGGGCGATGACTTATCCCACGCAAGACGCCTCCAACGATGGGGGGAGCCTGGGATGATTAGTGCTGAAGCTTTGACCGAGGCGCGGACCTGGATCGGCACGCCTTATCACCACCAAGCAAGCGTGAAAGGCGTCGGGGCGGATTGTCTTGGTCTGCTGCGCGGGGTTTGGCGTAACCTTTATGGGGACGAGCCGGAAGTGATGCCCGCCTATACGCCGGATTGGTCGGAAACCAGGGGCGTTGAGTTGTTGCAACAGGGCGCGGCACGTCATCTTTTGCAAAAATCGCTGACAGATGCGGCCCTCGGAGATGTGTTGCTGTTTCGGATGAAAGGTGCGGCTGTTGCCAAGCATCTGGGGCTGCAATCTGCAACCGGTGCAACGTCGAAATTCATCCATGCCTATAGTCGGCATGGTGTCATAGAAAACCATTTAAGCGCCGCCTGGGCGCGCCGGGTTGTTGCCCGGTTTGAATTTCCAGATCGGAGGGCTTGATGGCCACATTGGTTTTGTCCGCAGTCGGGGCGAGCCTTGGCGCCTCTGTTGGCGGCACGGTTTTTGGCCTTGGATCCGCGGTGATCGGACGTGCCGTCGGGGCGACCCTGGGGCGGCTGATAGATCAGCGATTACTTGGCAATGGCAGTAGTGCTGTCCCGACCGGCAAGATCGACCGGTTTCATCTGAGCGGGGCCAGCGAAGGGGCACCTGTTGGTTTGACTTTTGGGCGGGTGCGCGTTGGAGGTCAGGTCATTTGGGCCTCGCGATTTAAAGAAGAGGTTGTCACCGAAGGCGGCGGCGGTAAAGGCGGTGGCAGCGGGTCTGCAAGCCAGAGCTACAGCTATTCGGTATCACTCGCGCTGGCGCTTGGCGAAGGTGTGGTGACGCGGATCGGGCGTGTCTGGGCTGATGGCAACGAAATCGCGCTGGATGAGCTGAATTTGCGATTTTACCCCGGCGACGAGATGCAATTGCCCGATGCCAAGATCGAAGCGGTCGAAGGCGTTGGTCAGGCCCCGGCATTTCGCGGCACGGCATATGTTGTGATCGAGGATCTTGCGCTGGCGCGATTTGGCAATCGGGTGCCGCAGTTTTCCTTTGAAGTTTTTCGTCGTGCCCAGCCAAAGGCAGGCAGCAGCGATCCGGCGCTTGCGATCAAGGGGGTCGCACTGATTCCGGGCACCGGAGAATATGCGCTGGCCACGACGCCGGTGCATTTCGAATACGGGCCAGGTCAAAACCGGTCAGCGAACGTCAATTCGGCGCGCGGAAAAACCGATTTTGCCGGGTCGCTTGATGACCTTTGCGAAGAGCTGGAGGCCTGTGGGTCGATCAGTCTGGTGGTCTCCTGGTTTGGCGACAACCTGAAATGCGGCAGTTGCGAGATTGCTCCGAAGGTCGAGCAGACCGACTTTGACGGAGTTGGAATGCCTTGGGTCGTGTCCGGGCAAACGAGGGCAACGGCCAGTGCCGTCGGACAGGTCGACGACAGGCCGGTTTTTGGCGGCACACCTTGTGATCAATCGGTGATCGAAGCGATTGGTGAGATCCGGGCGCGGGGGCGCGAGGTAATGTTCTATCCATTTGTTTTGATGGATATTCTTGCGGAAAACGTCCTTGGCGATCCCTGGTCGGAGGCGATTGATCAGGCGGTGATTCCCTGGCGGGGACGGATCACGCTTGAAAAGGCACCGGGGCAAAGCGGGACATCGGACAAGACGGCTGCGGCTGGCGCTGAGGTAGCGGCTTTCTTTGGATCTGCATCTGCAAGTGACTTTGTGCAACAAGAGGGCGGCGTTTCTTATAACGGCCCGGCGGAATGGTCCTATCGGCGGTTCATTCTGCACTATGCGCATCTTTGTGCCGTTGCGGGTGGGGTGGACACCTTTTGCATCGGTTCGGAAATGCGTGGACTGACGCATATCCGCACCGGTGCTGACGCTTTCCCAGCCGTTGAGGCCTTGCGCAGCCTTGCGGCTGAGGTGCGCAGTATTTTAGGGCCGGAGACCAAGCTGAGCTATGCTGCGGATTGGTCGGAATATTTCGGTTATCACCCGGATGATGGCAGCGGTGATGTTTTGTTTCACCTTGATCCGCTTTGGGCAGATGCTAATATCGACTTTATTGGCATTGACAACTACATGCCGCTTGCGGATTGGCGCGACGAGGAAGATCATCTGGATCGCGACGCAGGTTCGATCTATGCGCTGGAATATCTGCGCGGCAATATCGAAGGCGGTGAAGGGTTTGACTGGTATTACCCTTCGGCGGCAGCGCGGGAATTTCAGTTGCGAAGCCCGATCACTGACGGCGCTTATGATGAACCTTGGGTGTTTCGAACCAAGGATTTGCGCAATTGGTGGGGACGCGCCCACCACAATCGGATTGGCGGCATTCGCGAGGCAAATTCGACGGCGTGGCAAGCGGGTCTGAAGCCGATTGTGTTCACCGAAATTGGCTGTGCTGCGATAGACAAAGGTGCGAACCAGCCCAATGCCTTTTTGGATGCATTGTCGGATGAATCGCAATTGCCACGTTATTCCAATGGCTTGCGGGATGATTTTATGCAGGCGCAATATCTGCGTGCGATGCTGTCCTATTGGGGAGACCCGGGCAATAACCCCATCTCGCCGCTGGACGACCGGCAGATGCTTGATATGGATCTGGCGCATGTCTGGGCTTGGGATGCCCGCCCCTGGCCGGAGTTTCCCGGCAATGATACGCTTTGGAGCGATGCTGCGAACTATGCGCGAGGCCATTGGTTGAACGGCCGGCTGGGGGCTCAGACGATTGGCGATGTGATCCGCGAAACCTGCGAACGCAGCGGTCTGGAACAGGTCGATGTGGCTGGTCTTTACGGCAATGTGACCGGTTATCAAGCGCGAGACATTCAATCGGCGCGGGCGTCCTTGCAGCCGCTAATGCTGGCTTATGGTGTTGATTCGGTAGAGGAAAATGGAGCCTTACGGTTTCAAAACCGCAATGCCGAGGCGGTTGGGGACATTGTAAGTGAGGATCTGGTGGCCCTTGGGCCGGAACATGCGATCGAGGCGACAAGGCTGCCAGAGGCGGAGCTTGCCGGCAAGGTGCGCTTGTCGTTCATTCGCGCTGATGGATCCTATGAAACCGGTGCTGCGGAAGCGGTTTTGCCCGATGAGGCGGCAATTGGTGTTTCGGAAACGGAGTTGCCACTGGTGCTAAGTGGTGCCGAGGCGCGGGCGATGGCTGAAAGATGGTTGGCGGAGTCGCGTATTGCCCGGGAGGCGGTTCAATTTGCTTTGCCGCCCTCGCGCTCGTCGCTGGGGGTCGGTGATGTGATCGAGCTTCCGTCTGAAATCGGTGGTGGCGTTGCGCGGATCGACCGGCTGGAGGATGTGGGGGCGCGAAAGATCGAGGCTGTAAGGGTTGAAAAATCCGCATATCTGCCGCCAAATCTTGAGGATGACGCGGCCGTTCCGTCGGATTTTGTAGCACCGGTTCCCGTCTATCCCTTGTTTCTGGATCTTCCGCTGATCAGTGGCGAGGAGGTGCCTCATGCGCCCCATATCGCGGTGACGGCGACGCCCTGGCCGGGGTCGGTCGCGGTTTATGGCTCGCCTCAGGAGGATGGTTTTGCGCTTAATACACTGATCGAGCAAAGGTCCGTGGTCGGGGTTTCCGAGACGCCGCTTGAAGCTGCGGATCCCGATCGCTTTGACAATGGTGCCGGGGTCGAGGTGCGGCTTTTTGGTGGCAGCCTGAGTGCTGCGGAGCGAGAGCGGGTGTTGAACGGGGCGAACCTTGCGGCCTTTGGGGACGGCGTTGATCATTGGGAGCTGATCCAGTTTAGCGCGGCGACTTTGGTGGGTGACGACCTTTACCGGTTGAGTGGCCTCTTGCGTGGGCAGGGTGGTAGCGAGGCGGAAATGCCAGAGGTTTGGCCGGTTGGCAGCCAGTTCGTGCTGCTAAATGCGGCGCGACGGCAGATTGATCTGGCCGCTTCAGCGAGGGATCTGGTGCGATACTATCGCGTCGGCCCGGCCAAGCGCCCGGTTGAGGATGGCAGTTATCTGCAACAGGCGCGGGCGTTTCGCGGCATTGGTTTGCGGCCCTTCGCGCCTTGTCATCTGCGGGCAACGCGCACGGCTCTGGGCGATATTTCGCTGCGCTGGACGCGCCGCACGCGCATTGATGGCGATAGTTGGAGCAGCGGTGATGTGCCGCTTGGCGAGACGTTTGAGGCCTATTTTGTCCGCATTTGGTCGGGGGGTGTCATTCGCCGCGAGGTGGAGGTTTCAACCAGCACCTTCGACTATTTCGCCGCCCAGCAGGCCAGTGATGGGGCAAGCGGAGTGATCACTTTCGAGGTGGCGCAGATTTCTGAAAGATTTGGTGCAGGTTCATTTGCAAGGATAGAGATTGATGGGTGA